AATTTTTACCTCCGTTATTTAATTTTGTACGAACAAATCACATTGATTTGTTCGCCGTCTGCAAATGTGTAAGCCGTCTTATCCTGTGACTGAAACTGCAACCAAGTGTTATTCTTAACTACTGCAAATTTAAAAAGCTTGCCGAGGTTTGAAATACCGACACAAAAAACATCATCCACAGAAATACATTTGTACGGCAAATTAATCAGCGGATATGTACTGTTTGCTCCAATCGTAACAGCGTTCATCGTAATTGTCGCATTGATGATTACAACATCACCGATTGTTTTGTAGGTACAGCTTGCACTTTTGATTTTATCGGTAATGGTTGAATAAGGTGTGAGCTTTGATGTACCGCTCTCTATGTTCGCTGAATCGTATTTACCGTCAAGTGAAGTTTGGGTTGTCTTTTCAAATGTCAAAATTTCGTCTGCAACCTCTGGGACGCCCTCTGCAACTTCATTCGGTAAGTAGATTGATTCTTTTTCGGCAATCATAATTTTGGACACCTTGAAAGTACCACTGTTATTAGTACCAAACCTAATCGTTATAAACGATGTATCATTGTTTGTGACAAATGTTCCTTTACCACGTGTTATTCTTACATTATTGGTACTGTTTCCGTTTAAAAATACAAAAGCATTGCTGTTATTGTTGTTTGTAAGCCAACAAATCCAATATTTAGTATTTGGTTTTACACTTATTTTCATTGTTTCGGGGAAAGGTGCGTACCAACCCATCGTAAAAGTGTCGTTTGATGTAGGGGTAGGGGTAATGGTAATTGATTTTTCGGCAAAGTTCAATTCATCAAGTGTGCCCCGATAAACTGGTGTAGTCAAACTCTGTAACCCTTTCGCCCAAGCATCAAAATCAAAAATGTTAGAGCTGTTAACAAGGTTAGCTTTGTTTGCCAGTGAGGTATCAACCTCTACCTTGTCAGCTTTTTCACCGAGCGAATTATCGGTTTCGACCTTTGAATAAACGGAATTGATATCGGCTTTGTCGCCGAGAAGCTTGTCCGTTTCTTCCGATGAGTAAAGTTCATTTGCTTTATAATAGTAAGCGTCAAGATATTCAATGCTCGGATAATTAGTGTTGCTGTCCGTAATGTCCGTTTTTGAAATCACCTTGTTTGAGTTGTCCTCTTTCGCTTTAAGAGCGTTGGCTACATCTGTTGCATTAGCCTTACCTGCAAGAGATGTTTCTGCCGTCTGCATTCGTGCCGACAACTGACTGACAGTGCTCTTCTCAGCTTTGTTGGTTACGGACGAATCAATCCCGTTAAGCCTTGCGTTGAGGCTTGAGGAGCTTCCTCTTGCGGTTTCGACTTCTGATTTTACGGTGGTTAAATCTGCCGTTGCGGTTTTGAGAGCCTCTTCAACAGCTGTAACCCCGTCTGTTGCCTGTTCAATCCCCTCGTCCATATGGTTGAGGTTGTCGGCATTAAGAGCAGGAGCAGATCCGTTCACAAAGACAATTTTATTGTATTTGTTCATTTTCTTTTATTTCCTTTCCTAATCGTTTTTCGCCCTTTGATGTGAGGGTAGTTATAAATCCGTTCATTTTCTTATTGAACACAAATGTTTCAATTGTCGGCAAATCTTCAAACGGAGTTTTAATTGTGTACTTATCGCCTGCCTCAAGCCACCAATACGAAAACAGCTTAATTTTTGTCGGGCGGTATTTATATACATCACCAAAAAAATTAACAGAATTATATTTTGTGCCGATATCACTTGCTGTTGTTCTGCACCTCATCAAAATGTTATCGGAAACATACCACGAAAAATCGTTACTGTTGCCATACAAAAACGCTTTTTTATCAGCAAACTTAGCACTGTACATACGGATAGGCTCAAGTTCGTAATCTTCAAAGGATAAATCTTTGTACGAATCGATTGTTTCAACGGAAGATTGAGAATACAGCCTTTTAAAACGCATTTTTCCGTCGGCATCTATAACGGCAAAGCTCAAAGTTAATTCTGCATAAGCTTGGATTAAATCTGACAAGGTAATGTCCTTTATAACCTTTTCCACGCAGGTATCATCAAATTTCAGCGGTACACTAAAGATAGATAAGCTCGGCGGTGAAACCCCTGTAATTGCATAATCTTTGGCAAATTCTGCGATTATTGAATAAAAGCTCTTAAAATTATCGTCTTTTTGATAGTGCGCATAACCATAGTCCTCTTTGCCTCCAAACCACAAAGACATATCCACCTTTGACATATCATAAAAAGCGTCATAGGCTGTGATTTTGACGATGTTACGCTGTTTTTTATCTCTTTGAGCCGACTGAATTTTACCGTAGAAAGCAGGACATTCAACCGTTCCTGTTTCGGCAGGACAAATAAGAGTATTTGACGGGTACAAATCATCTGACGGATACAGCTCCGATTCAAGATATGTTGCCGTTATGATGACCTGTACCGTCTTTCCTATCAAAGCCAAGCAATCATAATCAATGAGTTTCACGCTCATTTCAGAGGCTATGCAACCGCCGAATTTCAATTCTTTTTCAACGATTTCATTTTCAAGCGAAAAACTGTTAAGCACGATACTTTCACCGGTTATATCCTCAAAACTGCCGTCAGGAGAATGCAGGGCAACGGTGTTGTAAAGTGTGTTTGTTTTCAGCTTATCAGCAATTTCTTTAGATACAAGCATTTTTAAGAATCACCCCTTAATACTCAATCAGCTCAACCGTAATCGGCTGATAGGTTATATCACTTTTTTCGGCGGTCATTACGGTATATTCGATATCAGGAATATAAAAATAAGAGGTGTAATAGCTGTTCGTTTCATCGTTCCAATAAGTTACCCTGCACTTTCTCTGTAACTTATTCGCCATTGAGAGGTTGATAATCGACTGAAAATCAATCTTTTCGTCAAGATGAAGAATGTGAGTTGAAAACGAAATTTTTGTTTTGTAATTTGACAGCGTTGCTCTTTGAAGTGTACCGTTCTGATCTCGTTCCGCAGAAGTTTCAAGTCGCTGATTCGGAGTTGATGAAAATGCGGTAATGTACTTATTCGGCATTATGTTGTTGCCGAATTTAAGCAAATAGCCGTTATAATTTGACATATCATTTCCCCCTTTATGCGAATGCGGATTTACCGTTGTGTCTGCGTCTGTAAAGCTCATCCTGTCTTATCATTTCTTCAAAAAGCGTTGAACCCTCAAGCTCGGCAGTAAACGAATAAGTGTTGCCGCCGTTATTGCGAAAGATAATGAACATTTCATAAATGCGTTTAAGCAGGTCAAGAATTTGTGTGAGAATCACTGTATCCTGACCGCCCGAATTGTCGAGCATACCCTGCAACTTGTTGAGCGGAGAAATAACCTCAGGGTTACCGCTGTTAGCGCCTGCGTTATCGCCGACAACAGCAAGTGTCGGAGCTTTAACAATACCGCCTTTTGCAAATTTTCGTGCAGGTGATTCTGTGGGTTCTTCAAATCTCGGAATGAGAGGCGGATTTTCAGGCATTGAAAAGCTCCAATCCTGCCCGATGACAGAACCAATTGCCCCTGCAATTCCGCCGATTGCATTGATAACACCGGAAACAAAGTTATAAATACCCGTCCACAAGCCGTTAATACCGTCAATGATAGCATTTACAATAAATCTAAACACGGCACAAATACCATCCCAAATACCTTTGAAAAAGTCGTAAATACCTTGCCAAGCTTTTTTCCAATCTCCCGAAAAAACACCTGTGATAAAGTCAATAAGACCGCCGAATGTTTTTTGAATGGAAGTAACCAATTCACCGATAAATGTAAACACATTATCAAATACTCTTTTAACAGCGTTAAAAACATTCTGAAATATAGGTCCCCAAAAGCTGACAAGCCAGTTTACAAACGGTGACAGGAAATTATTCCACACGGTTGAAACGCAGTCTGCAACCTTACCGAAGAAGTTTATTGCACCCTCAAAAACAGGCTTCAGCCAATTTTCCCACGCTGATTTTACAATCGCTACGATAAAATCCCACGCAGGCTTAATCCATTGATTGTAAACATTCATCAGTGTTGTGCCGATGTTGGTAAACATATTGCAGATATTCTGAAAAATCTGCTGTCCGTTGCCGTTCCACCATTCGCTGATAATTGTTCCGATATCTCCGAAAATCTGACCGATAAAGTTAAACACATCTGCAAACTGCAATTGTAAATTTTCAAGAAATTCTGTGATTGTTGCACCGTCATTTTCAGTCCATTCAACAAGGCTTTCGGTTGCAGTTGAAAACGCACCCGAAACAACTTCGCCGACTGAGCCCGCAAAGGTTGTAAGACCGCTTAAAAGATTGGAAATTGATTCTTCCATTTGAGGGCGAACATTGTCAATTGCATTGCCTGCAAGTGTACCGAAATTATCAAAAAAGGTTGAAAGGTTGTTATAGCCGTTTGTAAGATTGTTGCCTATGGTGTCGATAAAGCCGATAATCTTTTCCCTGTCTTTTGAAATCCACTTAGCAACACCGCCTGAAATGGTCTGAAACGACTTTCCGCCGATTGTTGCAACAGCTCCGAATGCAGAGCCGATTGCCCCGAGTTTTGCAGAACCGACCTTTTGCATTGTGCCGAATGCCTTTTGAACTATTGGAACAGCATTATCAAAAACAGTCTTGCAGTTCTTGCCTATAGCTGACCAATCAACCTTGTTAATACCTTTCTGTACATTCTCGACAAAGCCTTTGAATCCGCTTTTTTCGTATAGATTTTTGAATGCCCCCGAAAGGTTTTTGCTTGTGTTCTTGACAACATTCTTTGCAACAGGTCCGCCCGATGAACCGCCCGATGAGCTTTTTGATGAAGATGTATCTGACTTTGAAGAACTATCGGTACTTGAAAGCACATTCAGCTTATCAAAGCCCGCAACACTTCTCTTTGCTTTTTCGGAACTTTTCTGAACATTATCAAGTGACTTTGAACTGTCATCTGCCGTATTCGTAAGGCTTTTGGCAGAATCGGATGCAGATTTGATATTGCTTGCGGTGTTGTTGCCTGTATCCCAGCCGAAGACCTTTGAAAGCGATTCAACCGCACCTTTGGCATATTCCGTTAAAGTCGCAAGTGCGGAACTCAACCGCTTTACATCCTGAGTTGCCACCTGAAGAATAGGCTGACCGACTACGGCAAGGAGCTGTTTCCAACTTTCTCTGAGGTTGCCCGTTACATTCTCCCAACCGTCTGCTTCACGGCTTGCCTGTCCCATAGCACCCGAAAGCTGATTAGCGTCCTTGACCATTTGCAAAAGCGTGAGCTGTTTCTGCGATTCCGACAAATCCGTAAATGACTTGCCATACAGCTTATTAGCCGCCGCATTTCGTGTGGTTTCAGTACAGGACAAACCGAGTGCAGCATCATTTTCAAAGTTGCCTTTAAGAAACGATTTCAGGCTTTCTGCGGTGTCTTCAAGCGAACGGTCGTAATATGCGGCACTGTCGGCTGTTACCTGTAAAGCCTCCTGCATCATACCCAAAGCACTTGAACTGTCCATACCCGTAGTTTTCGCAAAGGCATAAATGCTTGTGCCGACACCTTGTAATCGGGTTTCAAGAATACCGCTTTGATTGGCAACGCTCTGAATGGCTGATTCTGCCTGCGACTGCATTGTGCCGAAAGTCTGCTCAAACTGTGAATTTGCCGCATTGACTTCCGCAGCCGATTCAATGCACTGCTGACCGAACTCCTTGATTTTGGCAACGGAAAAGGCGGCAACCACAGCCGCACCGATTTTCTTAAACGAGGATGAAACCGAATTGCTTAACTGCTCACCGCTGCCTTTGATGTTTGAAAACTCTTTCTCGGTTTTCTGAGAAACACCCTCCGCAACCTTTGAAAAGGACTGTTTCATATCAGTGCTTACATTTTCAAAATCTTTTGAAAGACTTGAAAATGCCGAATCAAACTTTTTTGTAATTGAATCGGAAATCTTATGCAATGTTTTGGAAATATCATCACCCGTAAGCCTGACATCAAGCTCAATTTCACCCGCCTTTGTCGCCATATTCACCACTTCCTTTCATTTTAGATTCTTTAAAAACAGGCATAAAAACAGCGCACACCGTTATGATGTACGCTAATAAAATTTTGCAAAAGAACAGCCACCCCGTTTGGAGTGGTTGTTTTTTTACAAGCTTGCAAAAAAGTTTTGAAATTCTGCAAGAACGGTGTTCATATCTTCGTCTGAATAGTGCTTTACATTCCTTGACTGCCATTTATTGCGGATTTTATGCTGTGACGAAGTAAAGTTTTTCAAGACCTCTTTGTCGGTTTCAAGGCGAATTTGAACCGTTCTTGCAAGCGGTGTTTCGGGTCCTAAGCCTTGCAGAAGTGAGCAGAACTCATTCCAACTCATTTTTGCAAAATCCTTTGAATAAATGCTGACCCCGTACTCCGAGCGAAAGCTCGACACGATTAAATCAAAGTCATCAATCAAATCGTAGCCGGGGTCTGAGCTTCCCCCTCGTCAGTCAAATCGCCTATTGCAATTTTGGCGGATTCGCTGATAAGGACGTTGAAATCGTGCATATTCAGCTGTAACTTTTCAATCTTTTTTCTTTCGGATTCATCAAAAAGAAGATGATACATTTCGATAACATCTTTGCTTTTACCGTTGCCGTCCTCAAAAAGTGCCGCAACTTTGAGCATTGAAACTGCGTCATTGTTGATTGCAAGGTCAACATTTTTAACTCTGACGCTCGGCTTTTCCTTAAAATTAAGTTTGTCTGTAATATCAATTAACTTTGACATAATCGTTCATTCCTTTCGTTTTTTAAGCTGCTGCTGTATATACCGGCTTGCCGTTTGACATAACTTCAAATTCAAGCGGAGCAACACCCGTACTTGCGCCTGCACCGTTTGATGTAACGGATACAACTGCATTTTTAAAGAGGACGGTTGCACCGTTGGGGAAGGTCCACATAAACGAAACTTCTGCCTTTCTGCCGTTTTCAAATGCAAGGGCAGCAATCTGGTCATTGCCTGCGTCACCGATTGTACGCTTGCCCTTGACGGAGATTGTGATTGACTTTGCTGTCATAAGTCTTGACTTCCAGCCCTCGTTTTCAAAGGCTGTCCATTCCTCGACACCGTTGTCAAATGCAACGGAAAATTCTTCACAGTTAGCAATATTTGTCGTGGTGGATTCTGTTCCTGTCTTGCCAACCGCAAACTGATTTTCATAGCACGGGAATACTCCCGATTCAACTTTTGCCATAAAATTACTTCCTTTCGTAATAAAATTTAACTTCAATGACCTGCTCATACACACCCTTGTCGTCTGTTCCCACATCAACGGGTTCTTCCGTGAGCAGTTCGATTATATAGATTTTGTGTTCCTTAATTTCAACTTTTTTAATGCCGTAAAGCGTTTCGTAAAGTCTGCGTGCAAACTCCTCGGTTTCTCTTGCGTTGTCGGTGTAATGGATAAGCAAAGACACGCTTATTGTATCGTAGGTGCTTTCACCGCCGATTGCCCTTGTGGGTGTTCCCGACTGCTTTAATGAATACACACCGATTGACCTGTCCTGCTTGTTGTCAAGCTTGCCGATGTAATAATGCTCGGCTGAGGTAACGCTTTTGAGCCAATCTCTGATGTCCGATAAGTAAATCAAAGTCCTGCTTCCTTTCTGTATAATCTCACAAATGCCCGACTGCAAAAATTCTGCCGTGTACCGCCCTCAAGCCACGGTGAGAACCATTTACCGCCGGCGGCAATGTTTTCCTTACGGCTGAAATTATACTCGGGATGAAAATACAACCGCCTTGCATACGGAGTGCTTGACACGATTTTAACCGTGCCGTTCCAACTCTGCACACAATCTTCAAAGGTATTTTCGTTCTGAAGATTACCCGTATCAAACGGCATTACCTGCGTGTTTTTCACCTGTTTAAGAAGTGCGTCACCTGTCTGTTCAAGAGCCTGTTGCTTTGCCCTATCAAGCTGTTTTACAACAGGCATATTGAGTTTGATTTTTGATGATACCGAAAATCCCATTAAATCACATCCAATTCCGTAAAATTAACTTTGCCGTCGGGGTTGCGGTGTTTTGTACCCTGTACGATGTTTCGTTTTACGCCGTCAAGGATTACAAAGCCACCGCTTAAAGTGGGGCTGTCGGGAGCAATGTCGCCGTCAAAAAGCAAGACAGCCGACACCTGAACAATTTTCTGCTCTTTGGTATAGACCGTCTTTGCCTTTGACTGCATATTACACAAGGCAGAGCCACCGTGCAGGGTTGCTGACGGGTACAAGCTGTCGGAGGGATACAGGTTTTTGCACTCAAATGCGATAACAGGAGAGCCGTCCTCGGTTATTCCCTCACCGTAAATTGTGACCTCGACAGGAGTTTTGCAGAACTGCTTTTTTACAAGTGACGGAAATTTCACGGTTTTCACGCACCTTTCAGATTGCAGGATAACAAAGTCCTGTTGATTTTAGCAACGCATAGAGGTCGGCAGGAATTGCCACTCCGCTGATACACATTAAGTTCCAGCTTGCACCAAATTCCATTGATGTGCCGTTGATTGAATAGCTTTTCAGATAGGAAGAAATCATATCGGCATTTTCTTCTTCAAAAGCAGTAAGTCTGCTATGCACTCTGCCGATGATTCTCTTCTGCATTTCCGAAAGTTTTTCAAAATCAATGCGGTTAAAAGTCAGAACATCAATGTGTTCGGCAGAGATAATGCTGTTTTCATCTCCGCCCTGATGTTCAATGTAATCGGCATACATTACGCAACCGCCGTTGTGTCAACATCGGCATAAATGCTGTCAATTTTGCCGTCCTTGCCGTTCGGGAATACGAATGTGTCGGAAAGTGAACGGTTCTGATAGAGCCAGCCGTCACCCTCTGTGTGTGAGCCGGGAGCAAAGAAGTAAATGCTTGAAATCTTCGGAACAGTCTTGCAGGTTTCACCGCAAGCAACAAGAACATTGATTTTGTGAGCACCTGTTGCAGGCTCAAAACCGCCGTCATCGGGGTTAAAGTTGAAGTTATCGTAGAAACGCTCATCGTCAATAACCTCGATGATAGGGCAACCGTCAATCTCGGTCACTCTTGTTTCAATGCCGATACCGCCCTCTGCAATCTGTGTAAGCTCAATCTTACGAGTGAACTCTGTTGACTGTTCAAGGCAGTCCATAATGTGAGATGTCACATAGGCAACAAGAGTGCCTTTTGCCTTGTATCTGCGGAGCTTGCCGGCAGAAAGAATTGTTTTGAGCTTTGAGTAAGCGTTTGCTTTTGTCCAGTCGGTTGACTTGGTAGCCGAATGATAACCGTCTGTTGCCTGAGCCTTTGTTGCAACCTTTGAGAAGAAAAGTGCGTCCGTTTCGGGAGCAACCTGTGTCTGCTCAAACACCTTTGAAATATTCTCAACCTTTGCGGTTGCGTTAGTTTCGTCAACATCTGCCTTATCCACAAGAAACTCAATATCTCTGTCATGCTCGCAAGTGAAAGGAACATCAGTCTGAACATACTTGCCTTTGTTCCAACCGCCGTTGCGATTGTGGTTCTTAAAGCCTGATGTACTCATCTGTGTGAAGTGGAATGTTCTTGCACCAACCCACTTTACATTTGAAGTGATGAACGGTGATGTAAGTGTACCCTGAACAAGAATTTCGAGCAGGTCAGGGCTGAACTGCTCAGCATAGTTATTTGTGTTTGCCATAATTTTTCAATCCTTTCTTTAGTTAAATATTAAATCTGTTCCATTTTTTGGTAGGAACATTAACCTTTGGTTTTGTGCCGTCCGATGTACCGTTGCCGTCACCGCCGATTTTCTTAACTCCTGTGCCGTTCTCGGCAGGTTTGCCCTTGAGTGCGGGGATATCGTCAAGCACCTTTTTAACAGCCTCTGTCAGCTTTTCCGCGTTGACCTTGCCGTCTGTCACAGCCTTTGAAAAGTCTGCCATTTTCAGCACATACGGAACGGTTGCAATGTCAACACCCTGTTTTACGGCTTCGAGGGTTGCCGACTGGTTGACTTCTGCCATAAGTTTTGCGTTGTTTGCAGATTCAACTTCCGACTGCATTTTTGCAAAGTCAGGAGTGTTCTTGGCTTTCTGCTTTTTAAAAGCACCGATAGCCTCTTTCATCTCATCGGCTGACAATCCCTGCTCCTTAAAATATGACTTCAAAACGGTGTCCTCTGTCACGCTCTGTTTGCCTGTAATAAGGCTTGCGAGCTTGTCATAATCAAAGGCAGGAGCGTTTCCCTGTGGTGTTCCCTGCGGTGCAGGTGTCGGTTCATTGGGGGTTGGTGTTGGATTTGGTTCTGCCATTTTTTTCATATCCTTTCAGTTTTTCGGGTGTCTCCCGTAATCAGTTTATAGAGTGTCTCTCTGTTTCAGTTTTGCACGGTGTCTCCCGTAGTTTACTGTCTTCGGACAATAAAAAAGCACCTTACATATTCGTAAAGTGCTTAATCTGCTGATTCTGTTTTCTTTGCTCTCGGCTTTTTGGGAGCGTCAGGCTTGACCTCTTCTGCAAAACCGCCGTCAATGAGTTCCTTTGCTCTCTGCTCGGAGCATTCAAAAACTTCATTCACAGGTCGGGTTACATAACCGTTCTGCCTGTCATTAAATGCTGTTGTTACTCTGATTTTCATTCTGTCACCACCTTTCTAAACCGGTCGAAATCGACGGGTTTAACTGTTAATCTTTACTCTTAAATGTAATCGGCAAAATCTGTTTAGGCAGGAAGTTAATTTCATAACGGTATTTGTCCACTTCTGCACCGCTTATGTCCTCTACAACATACATAGTTTCATCATTAAGACCTATGATATGCTTTTTGTATTCACCCTTGCCCGTTTCGCAGACAACCTCAATTTGGTTATCATCATTATCGACCTGTAATGAAAAAGCGGCAACAAGTTCAAATGACGGCTTATCGGTTCTTGTGTTAATAACCGTAAGCCTGCGTATCACATTGAAATTGTCTGCTTCCTGCGAAACATTGTACGATACCTGCGTTGCCTCGGTACAGCCCACAGTAACCAGTACGGTTGTTGCAATCATAACTACCATAAGTACAATTGCTAAAATTCTTTTTCTCATAGTATCAAACCTTTCTTTGATTAATAATAAAAAAGCACTCTGATTTCTCAAAGTGCTGATTCGATGTGTTAAGTTTTGTCTTGGTAAGTTACAGGCAAGTTAAACAACAAAACCGCCCTTTTTACGGAGCGGTTAGTTTTTGTTTCTTTGTTTTTCAAGTTCTTTAATTATTTCGTCAAGACGTTTTGAAGCTTCTTCGTTAGAACCATCTAAAACAGATTTGTTTATTTCTTCCATTCAAATAAACCTCCTTCTTGATGTTTACTTAAAAATTTATCAATAACCTTTCTGTATTCACTATCAGAACCTGTTTTTATCCTCTTTTTTTCCATTCGTTGTAACTCTGTTAAAAGTGATAGCCTGTCGTATCCTTTCAACTTTGTTAATACTTCAATGTTGCCATCGTTTTTCACAATAGTAAATGTTTTTATACTATCATTCTTAATAAATTCGATAATATCATTTAAAGAATAACTGCTGTTTCTCGGGTGATTGTGCATAACAAATAAATCTTTGCCTTGAAGTGCTGATCCAAAATCTATTTTTTCATCAGTTCCTTTAATAGGCTCTGTAATCATTTTGGACACATCATTTTTTAACACGAAGGCAACTTCTTTATTTTCATTTTGTTCTTTTGAAAATTTCAAAAGCTCCTTGTGTTGTTTTTGAATTTCCAAACACTGCTCTTCTGTATAACCTTCAATATCAACTTTAGGAATACGACTGATAGCTTTATCGGTTATCGGAGTAATAGGCTTTTTACTTTTCTCTTTTATTATAACACTTTTACCCGATTTTGCAACAGATTCAGCGGTGATTTTATTAACACTCTCTGCTTTTTTCGCCTTTTCTTCAAGCATATCAGCCCTATCGTGCCACTCATCGGCTCGGGTTTGGGCAATGCGTTTATTGTCCTCATCAAGGCTGTATTCGGCACGGCGGTCAAAGCGTTGCGCCTGCCGTTCTGCGTACTGCTGTTTTTCTTCAAGCCGTTCTCTACGGTCCATTTCTGCCTCTTCTTCAGGGGTGACAGGTTCGAGTGTCGTTATTTCCTCGTAATATGTACTTGTGCTGTCTTTACATCTCGGATGAAACAAACCGTTCTTGATTGCGGTTGACAGCAGAGGATAATTGCCGTCAGACTTCTTGCCGTTTGAATAAACATCGTCAACAAACACCTTGCCGATATATTTTGCACAATCGGGGCAACCGCCCTGTCTTGAGTTCACAACAACGAGGGATACTCCCCATTCGGCTCGCTTTTCGCCCTCACCACGCAGATAGGCTCTTTTGTTGGCTGTTTTAACCGCCATATCCGCATAATCCGAGAGCGTGTGCCTTGCACCGTTCTTGTATTCCACACAATTAAGACCTGCGTTGAGCATATCTTTGCAAGCTATATCAACAGCTTTTTCGTATGTAACCGCACCCGTGTTCATTGCAACCTGTGCGTTAAAAATCGCCTTGCGGTACTTGTCGTTGCTCATACGCAAAACCGCCGTTTCTGCCCTCTTTAAATCGTCTGTGGTCGATTTTATGAGTGCGTCAAGTTTACGGTCATTCACCTTAAAAAACTCGGCTGTGCTGTGTTCTGACGGCTTTTTCGGAGCTTTGAAGCCGTCCTTGACAGCTTCAAGAATTTCTGCCTCCTGACTTGCATTTCCGTCAGCTTTGGCGGTGCGAATCATCTCTTCAACCTTGCCGTTAATGGTTTTGAAACACTTGCCGAATTTCTTTGCGTTGTGCTTACGGTACTCTTCAAGACTTTTGAGCTGTTCAGCCTGCCATTGTGTCCAGTTGTAACCCTCTTTGGTTTCTTCGGCTCTGTGACGGCTGAAATTTCTCATCATACTGTCGATAAGCTCGTTTTCAATTCTCTCAAAAGCCTCTTTAATGTTGTAATCACTCATTGCTTACCCATTTGCTGTCATCGTCCTGATTTGCGATATCTTCGGGTTTATCGGGTTCATTGCCCGTGTCGGTAAGGTCCACATCGTCAAGCTCCGATTTTTCTTCTTCGCCTGCAATGCCCTGTTCTTCCTTAATTCTCTGCACCTCTTCGGCTTTCCAATCCTCCGACTTGCTGTCGCCGTAAAGCTCATCAACCGAGGTTTCAACTGACATCAAACCGCCCTGTCTTGCTTTTGACACGGTTTCAACCTGACTTTCAAAGCTCGGATTTGCATATTCGCCGAAGTTTACGGACACCTCTATTCCGTCAACAATTCCCTTGCCGTTAAGCTCACTGTCGGCATTAAGTACGGCAAGAACAAGGCTCTGTAAAGCGTTCTGCGTAATTTTCACAAGGTTTTGCCTTGTGTAAAGGGTTGTCTTTTCCTTTTCACGCTGAGCGTCTGCATTATCAAGCTTCTTCGTATCAATGCCGAGAGTTGACGGCGATATAATGCCCTGTAAGCAGAGGTCGAGGGCAGTAATGTATGAACTCAAATAGCTTTCGTGCTGAATCTGCGGACTTTCGGTGTAAATCCTGTTGCCGTTGCCGTTTTCGGACATATCGTTGCCCACGGTGATAAATCGGTTGTCAAACGGATTTGGCGACATCGGCTGACAGGTTTCGGGATTTCTCGGAACAAGGCAATCAGGCACATACTGCTTTGTTCGGCAGGCTCTAAGTGCGTCCATCCACTGTGACCACACTTCATCAAGGCTGTCGAAAGCGTCTGTTTTTATGCCGATAATGCCCGCACCTCTGCCCTTGTGGCACGATTTGCCGTAAAGGACAGGTACAGCCCACATATATGATTCGTCAAATGTAACGCCCTTTGAATCAATCCACGAAAGAGCGTCAACCGTGTGCAGGTCAATCTCTTTGCCGTTGTCATCATACAAAGCATAGTGAATATAGCCGTAACCGTATGTTTCTTCAAAACGGTAACGGCGGTGTTTTTGCGTGTAATCGGTGTAAAACTTAACCTCTCGGATTCTGCCACGCACATATGTAAAGTCGATGTTTTCGGCAGGATACCATTCAACAATCGGAACATCTGATACAGCCGTGTCAAAGCTGACCTTAAAAGCACCATCACCGACAACACATAGGTCCCGGAGCATTTGCTTAACCGTGTCGGATAGCTTGTTCTGCTTTTCAATGTCTTCCCAACGCTCAGCATAAGCGGTTGAATTTTTGCTTGTAACATCTGTGCCGTTGTAGTCGGCAATTACGATATTCACAAGCGTTTCGCAGATGAGTGCCGGCAAGCCCGTGTGTATTTTACGGATTTCAAGCCCCTTTGTGCTTTTTGCCGCCCAAAACATAGTTTTGTTTGTATCAATCTGCCTGTACAGCTCCGCAAGCTGTCTGCTGTTGCCCCAATACCAAATGCGATTGATAAAGCACTCGGTCAGATGATTGCTTGTTTCGGTGACGGTAATTGTTTTGTCGCTTGCAGGAGTAATCTGCAAAAAGTTTTTAATTCCCGATCTGATAGATTCAGCCATTCTGTTAATCAGCCCCATTTATTTCACTTCCAATAATATTTTTAAACGGCAACCACGCATATTGACCGCTGTTAATGCAATGGTCGTGACCGTCCTCGGGTGTGTTGTCTTTATCCTCTCGCCAGCTGTAAATTTCAAACTCGGCAATCGTGTTTTTGCAATGGTCAAGCACAAAATAACAGTCAGTGGCAAGCCATCCGAGTACAAGATTGATTCGGTCGATAATCTTCGTTTTCTTCCATGCATTTGCAAAGTCATAAACACAGCCGTGCTGTCGCTTATACTTTTGAAATTCGGTAATAGTCGCTTGGTCGGCGCTGTCAATAAAAGCCGTGCGTGCAAAGCCCCATTCATCACGGTTGCGGTCAAGAAAATCAATAAAATTCTTCACCGTGTCACTCGGGGCAATAGGTGTTTGCATTTCAGCGTTGTTATAAACTCTTTCATCAAGCTGAACACACTTGCCGTGATTGGTAATGCCGTAAAATGTCATTGCGATAGTGTCAGGCGACTTCTGCGAATAGGCGGTATCAAGACCTGCGGTGAACTGAACAAAGTGTTCTGACTTGCGGTTACAGTTCAAAAACTTTCCTGCCCACTCTTTTGATTTGATATGTCTTGCCCTCTCAAAATTCGGGAACACAAGACATGTTGCTCTGCCTCGCAAACCTAAGATTTTATTTTTATAGAGCTTTGTACCTTTCGGTGCAGAGTTCTTTTTCTTTTCAATCTGTTCGGGTGTAAGACTTAAATTGTCGGCAAAAGAAAAGAACCAATACCGCCAATTCGGTACAGGTTCTTCTGTAAGCTCCGCCGTAATTTCGGGCGGAATATCGTTTGCGTATTTCTTAAAAGGTCGGGAGCGGTTCACAAACTCCTTATAGACAGGCAATGACGGGTCATCGGGGTTCAAGGTTGCAAGCATATAATCATTACGGGTTGACATTTCTCGGATAAACTCGATATCGGCGGGGTTGATTTCGTCAATATAAACGCACCCAAACTGCGCACCGAGAACCATTTCCCACTTATCCCGACTGCTGTAGCCGAGAATATAGATAATTTTGCCCTCAAACTTGATATGCGGGAGCTTGTAGTCCTTGTCGCCGTTGCCACAGTAAACTGCGTTACGGTGCAGGTCGAGAATACCGTTATCCTGCTGAATAATGGTTTCTTCGGCTTTACCTGTTGTCTTGGCGGCAATTGCGTGTATCTTCTTTTTACTTTGCGACACCATTCGCATAAACTTAATGCCTGCCCCGACTGTTGTTTTTCCCGAGGCTGTAGTGCCTTCAAGAAATTCAGCCGACACATTCGTGGTGTTGATGAAGTCAATGTATTTTTGCGACAAAGGAAAGCTACTCACTCAAGCCCTCACCGCCTAACTGTCTGAACACATCAGAGAGCTTTTCGGATTGCTCAACCTTTGCGTCAACCTTAACGGTGTATTCGCCCGTCATCTTGTTGAGCGTGTTAATCGCCCTGATTCTGTCGGAGGCAAACTCATCACCGCTTCGGGCAATGTCGGACAGAGCAACCTGCCTGTCCTTTGCACTCATAATGCGTTCGTCCTTGAGCTTATCGGAAAGCTCCTTGATGTATTTTGAAACTCCAACATTCTCCAACAATTCATACGCTCTTGCGTTTGCGTAATTTTCTGAATATCCCGCCATAATGGCACTCTGAACGGTGTTACCGCTCTGCGCATAATATTCCGCAAACTTTCTCTGCCTTGCATTTAATTTTTCTTTCACGGTATCACCGCCTTTCGCATTAACACAAAACCGCCCTCAAACGAGAGCGGTCTGTAAATAACAATTTTATTTAACTCTAGTATTTTTTTCTATGTTTTCTAAAAGTGAAAACAATTCATTTTCTTTTTCATCTTCAACTTGAAAATCCTTCTGCATTTGTTTCATATTTTCGATTAACAAATGACGAACAAAGTTAATGAATTTTGCAAATGTAACCAAAGACATCAATATTACAATAGAAAGCCAAAAAGAAACAAATATATTTTTAATTTCATCGTCACCAATTAGCCAGGTACAAAGAATAATGCAAACAATGTTTTCTATAATGCCTAACATTATTAGCGTTATAATAGGCTTATCTGACTGTGATTCAAGTATTGCCCTACTGACATTTATAACCGATACAGACACTACCGTTGCGATTGTTAAATAAAAACCAGTGGTAATAGTAAGTATAGTCGCTATCATATTTAACCTGTCATTAGGAAAGATTTTAACTGCTAAATTATCAAGAGTAATTTTTATATCAACAAAACTATTATTATAAATTATTACCCCCACAATAAAGAAAGCAATGGATATCAATAATATAAAGAATTCTATTTTAAAATCGCTTAATGATGATTTAATCTTATTCATATATTTCACCTCCTACGATTTCATACTACCACTAATTGTCATAATATTCTTCCGGATTCCAATCCAAACACAGCTCTCTTAATTCAGTGGGCATTGATATTTCAGCGGCTTGTATGGAAATTCTCTGTTTTCTATACTTATTAACCTTACCTTCAAAAGCTTCATTACAGCTATTTAAAAGATATTCAGAAGGCAAAAAATTGTCTCGAATACCAAAAGTGTGGCTAACTATAATATTACTATCTTTAAGTTCAGCATAGTCATTATCACCTTGAGGCGTTACATATTTTAATCTGATTTGTTTGATTATATCTGGATTTAACTTCAAATCTTCAATCAATTGATAAACACAATCTATATCAAGAGAATCCTTCTTTTTTGCATAATTAAATCCAAGTTCTAGTTTAATGCTTTCCGATTTAATATCATTAGCAGAATATGCTATAAAAGAATTTATATGTCCTTTTTGTGATCTGAATCTATTTGCATACAGAGACTTAACTGCATCGCTAATGCGTAATTCTATGATAATACTTTTTACGTACTTTGCATTCTTTAATTTACTTAAACCATTATCTTCAAATAAAGGTATAATTTTGATTTCATAATCGAAATCAGCAGGTATAAAACTGTTTAGATATTCTTCAATCAATGTAAAGTTAGGTCCCATTTTATTCTTAGTTATTATGGCAACATTATTCGTTATGTTGAAAACCATAGAAGACACTTCAAACAGTTCCGTGTTTAATTCCGTGAATATATCATCTTTTTGTGTATAGGTTTTACCCTCTTTTAGTTTACCAAATGGTATAAGAAAATAATTGCTGTCGTTTCTCAAAAATCGTGAAATTGTAATCTTTTTACCACCAATATCTCGGTACAATATTTTTGACTTATCTGCCATAGCAAAAATTTCTTCTATTTTTTCGAAAAAGTTTTTGAAATTTCCACTATAAATATTTTTGTCATTTTTATCTTTTGGAGCAAAAGTCAACACAAAAAATTCTACTTTTCTCGACATATAATATCACCTCAATTACATATTATACATAATAATACAACTGTTTTCAATGTTATTTGTACAATTTGTAACATTGTTCAAATATAGTGACATTTTTTATGCACAATAACGATTACAAGACTGTATTCATACGAAAACAGCCTATGTAATCGTTATTATTAGGAGAGTTTTATATGTCTCTTGTTGTTGCTTTCTTCATTTTAATGATAACACACTTACTATGTGTTATTCTATGTTATTTATAAAATAAATTATATATTTTTCTGAAATTTGCCAAAGCCCCGCTATGCAAATGCCTGATATAGTCATAGCTATATTTCATTGTTTCTGCAGTTTGCTCAAGCGTTTTATTATTAAGATAATATTCAGTAAGCAAACTGCGGTGTTTAGGATTTTTAAGCTGAGTTATCAGATCGTGAGCTTCTGCTTTAATATTGATAAGTTCGTTAATCTCCGAATTTATAAGACTTTCAAGGTCTATTATTTTATCAATCACTCTGTTGCTTGAGTTACCGTTGCTACTCTTAACCTTTTGTTCAAAAGATATAGGTTGTACACCTAAAGATTTTTGCTTAAGACATTTTAATTCCTCAAGTTTTATATTCACTTCGGTATCTAAGTTTTTAATTCGATAAAGGTATTCCTTAGCGGTCAATTGTTTTCACGCTCCTTTAATTTTTCGGTTATTCTTTTGGTTAAGCCGTTTTCGTTGGTTAGGCATTCTAAGGCTTGCAGGGCATTGATTATGGTTTGCTCGTTGGTTTGGGACTGATACATCTTACGGACGAAGTCGGCGCTTTTCTTTACATTATCCATAATTCTTTGTGAGAGCATACGGTATTCGTCTGCGTCGTTTCTGTCACGCTTATACTCCGTTCTGAGCTTGTCCTGCCATTCAAGGCAGATGTTTATGTCCCAGCCTTTATGACGGTTGTTGTAGCCGACCTTTGCAAGCCTTGAAAAGTATTTATATTCGGGCGGCGGAAAGGATGAGTAATCAAGCTGGCCGTCAATTGCTTTATCCTCAAGCTGCTCAAATACCTCTGGATTTTTAAAATCATATTTTTTCATATTACCTCTTTCGGAGGGTAGTGGAAGGTTTGGGGCTATTTTAAAGAACCCTTTCTATATATATTAGTTTATTTTTCTTATACGAAAGGTTAGAAAAACCGTCAAACCCTCCACCACCCTCCACCTCAACAATCTTTAGAAAGTGAAATGCCGTTGAAAAAGTTATAGTTTTTGCCTCTTACCTTTTCAAATCGTTTGGCAAGCTCGGTGCTGAATTTGGTATTTGACATACAATATTCGTTGTTGTCCCACGCCCAGCTTGCATAGGCAGCATAGAGCGTGCTTGCCTGAACCGAACCCTCTAACACACATCTGTCCTCGATAAAGGCGGAAATGACATCCATTTCACGCTTGTACTCTCTCACGCTCTGAAGAACGGCAGACGGCATTTTCAAACCCTCTCTCTGCCACAGAATACAGCCGTCAATACACCATTTAAAAATTGCGGTCATTTCGGCTTTGAGCTTATGCGTAAGGTTCTTATCAACCTTATCCTCGGGAATCTGAACATTGAACGGTATCATATGTATTCTTCGCCATATGCCCGTGTCAGTGCCTCTGATAATCGGTTTATGGTTTGTTGCCATCCACAGCTTAAACTCGGGCTTGAACTCAAATTCCTCGCTGTACAGCTTTCTTGCCGTTACGGTATCGTCACCCGTAAGCTGTTTGAGAAGTCCCTCATTAATTCGCACGCCCTCGTTCGGCTCAACCGAGGTGACAAGCCTTGCACCCTTTAACCGTGCAATGTCGCTGTTTATGGCACTGCTCTGAGAGTTTCTTACCATAATTGTTTCAGGCTGAATGTTTGCGGCATAATCGCCGAATACATCACGGATAACATCAATGAATGTACTCTTGCCGTTTCGTCCCGTGCCGTAAAGGAAGAATGCACATTGTTCAGCCGTTGATCCTGTCAGGCTGTAACCAACCGCCTTTTGAATGTAGCGAATAAGCTCCTTATCGCTTGCAAAAATATCGTCAAGGAATGCAAGCCAACGGGGACACTCTGCCGTTTGAGAACAGTCAACCGAAGTTATCTTTGTAAAATAATATTCGGGATTATGCGCCCTCACTTCGCCGTTTTTAAGGTTGATTATTCCGCTTGGGGTATTTAATGCCATGCGGTATTTATCCATTTGTGCCGGAAGCACGGGGATATGATGTTCAACCTCGTTGAGCATTGCTTTTTTTGACTTATTGGAGCGGCTTGCTTTCATATGCTTTTCAAATGCTTTCGACATATCTCCGCCGCTTTCCTCATCAGCCTGCAAGTATAGCTTTGCCTCGGCTTTCATAGCCTCAACGCTCTTGTCTGCCATTCTTAACACAACTCCGATATTGTCAACACACCACTTCATAGAATTGTAGTAGTACCATTTTTTCTCTGTATAACAATACCTTACATTATCACCGAATAAATCAACAAACCTGTCAGCATTGCCCATATCGTCAAAGGTGTAGGCACGCATTTTTTCTTCATCAACCGCTTGAACAGCCTTGCCGTCACCGATTGAAATTGAGTAATCGTTATGCTGTTTTGGGTTATAGGTCTGCGTACAGCCCGACACAGCCTTTTGCAGGGTTATAATGCCGTAGGTTGTACCGGACTGCTTTCTGTCCCACTTATCACGCATTAAACCTGATTGTCTGAAAATCGAATCCATCTTGTCGGTATCGCAACCGCACCAGAACGCAAGCATATTGCAGAATGCCATATCAGCCTCGCTCTGTGACGCATAAGCCGAAAAATCACCGCTGTATAAGGCTCTGAAAAGATTGCCGTTTTTGGCATTGCAGGCAGCCCTTACGATATCCTCAACCGTATTGAGATTAACCTCAATGTTACGGAGCTTAGGCTGTGGCTCTGTTGCCTTGCCGAGATATTTTGAATGTAACGGCTTTATGCTTTCGGTGCAATCGTTTATGTACGCATATGCAGAGCAGTAATCACCTGTCACAACGAAAAATCTGCCGTTTTCGTACATTTCAAAGCCGCCCGAATCATTCTTAGCCTTTCTTCTGCCCTCGGGAAGAGTTCCCTTACAGATTATGTGAACACCTGTTTTACTCTGCGAAAACTCGGTGTAACTCTGCAGAGTGTTCACAAACTCGCTGATTATGTTGTCAGCTCCGCCGTTCTTGTAGTCCTCAATATCGTTTGGCATATCGTCAAGGTCAACACCGAAGAACGGTGAATTTGAGAACATAAAGCCTATGCCCGAATATTTGACGGATTCTCTGACTGCTGTTTCAAAATCTGACCAAGTGTCCGAGTTATTCGGCATTGCAAAGCCACCCGTTCTTGGATTTATCGGTTTCTTTGAAATTCCGCTGTGCGATTTCGGATCGGGATATGACTGCCAGCACACCCAGTTTTTATAACCTTTCAATTCCTCGGGAACTGCAAAATATTTATTTTTATTTGGGTTTAAATTTGTAAAGCCCATTTTTTCACCTCCATATATGGGTATAAATACGGTGAAAATTGCATTGTTTTATGCAATTCCCGAAGAAAATTTTTTGAAATCAGAACGGTAAATCATCGTCAATCGGCATATCAATAAAGCCCTGATTTGCTGTCTGTGCAGGTGCATAACTCTGCTGTGGCTGTGCATAGGCTGTTGCCGTGCCGTTCTGCGACTGTTTGAAGGTATGCTTTACTGTCGGATACTTAGTCAGATTGAGCCAGCTTACTCGCTCTTGCATTTTACCGTTGTATTCTTCGTGCTTAACGGTTGCACGAACAGGCTTTTTCACAAGCTCAGCGAGGAACTGTTCAAGGCTGTCATAGTCCTTGCCGTCGGGAAGTCCTGCCGCCTTGCCGAGAGCCATAACCTGATTAAAGCCGTATCCGTTTACCTGCATATCGTTCTCGGTCGGTTCTCTGCGTTTCCACAAGGTATGGAAGATATAACCGTTTTTGTACCCCTGCTCAACATCGTTTCGGATAACGAACGAAATGTTCAGGCAGGTTTTTTCCTCGCCTTTTGAATTAGTGTAGTCACGCTCCTCTGCCTTTGCTATAAGACACTCATAATCGCCCTCGGGCTTGAGTGAATCAGGCTGTGCCGCCTCGCTCCAATTTGCTTTAAATCCCATAATTTTACTCCTTTGTTATTAACTCTATCGCCTCATCGGCACTTCTGCATACTCCTGCAACAGCACCGTTGAGTTTCATCATATTTATAAATTTCTGCTGTTTTTCTGTTGGTTTACCTTTGGGAGTTTTAACCTCGATAAAAACCGCCCTGCCGTCTGATTTTCTGACACCGAATAAATCCGAAAATCCGGGCGGAACTCCCGTGTTGAAATATCTTCCGTCCTTTGTAAAGCCTGTTCCCACATTGATACGGAAAATATCGCAGTACGGTGCGATTGCAACACGGATTTTGTTCTGAATTGCGTGCTCTTCTGTCAAGCTATCATTCCTCTCTTTCGTGCCTGAAAATATGCCCAGCCTGTTTTGTAGCCGTGGCTTTTTGCATATGCAAGCAAGTCCGCATAGCTGTGGCAATCGTCGGGTGTGCTGAAATCAAGCTTGAATTCCTCAACCTTAATAAGCTTTGCGGTGGTATCGGTTTCAACGGTCCTTTCGGCTGTCGGGAATACATAACCGCAATGCGGACACACGGCTTTCTGTCCTGCCGGCGGTGCTGAAAATGTAAAGAAACATTCGGGACATTGTCTGACCTTTTCCTTCTGCTCCTTTTCAACCTTTTTGACACTCTGCTTTTTGCGTTTTTCAAGCGTCCATTCTCTGTCATCGTCAGGCATTCCGTGCCTTGCGTAGTTGCCGGCATGGTCAATGATTATCGCCCTTTTGTTTGGCTTATAGCGCATACATCGCATTGACTGCTGAATGTAAAGCGTAAGGCTGTGAGTAGGTCGGAGCAGAATTGTGCATTCGCAGTCAGGAACATCAAAGCCCTCTGAAATCAAATCCACATTGCAGAGGATTGTAATTTTGCCATTTCTGAAATCGGCTATAATCTGTTCTCTCTGTGCCTTTGGAGTTGCTCCGTCAATATGCTCGGCTGAAATTCCTGCGTCACAGAATGCCTTCGCCGTTGCAAGACTGTGCTTTACCGAGGAACAGTAACAGACGGCTTTTTTACCGTCTGCAAGCTGTTTGTAGTATTTGATAACATCACCGAATACCGTGTTTTTTATCATTGCCTTTTCAATATCCGCTGTTACATATTCGCCCATTTTGGTGTGCAGTCCTGTAAGGTCGGCAACACTCGGAGCGTAGTAGTCATATGGGGCAAGGCAGTTATGCTCAATGAGCCATTTTGTACTCACCCCGATTATGAGCTTATCGTTGACATCGCCCAAACCGTCACCGTTCAGCCTGATTGGTGTAGCCGTAACGCCAACCCTCGGAACATCTGAAAAATGTTCGTAAATGCGTTTGTAGCTTTGTGCAAGGCTGTGATGATTTTCGTCTGTGATGATAAGTGCGGGTTTTGGCAGTTTCTTCAATCTTCGTGTAAAGGTCTGCACCATACCGATTTGGCACAAATCCATAAGCACACCCCAGCGGACAAAGGTTCTGAATATTTGGTCAACAAGCTCTCTCCTGTGAACAAGGAACAGCACTCGTTTCCCGTTCCAAGTTGTTCGTCTTGCAATTTCTGCGACAATGCAGGACTTTCCGCCGCCGCAACCGAGAACTATACAGGGAGCTTTGTAACCCTCTCGCCAAGCCTGTCTTACCTGTTCAACAAGGTCATTCTGATACGGTCGAAGTTGCATTGTCTGCACCCTCTCTCTGCTTTTCCTGTTTCTTCTGCTTTATCAGCTTTGCGACGCACTGCATACAGAGCTGTCTGCCGTAATTTTTGGTTGTGCCGTCAATGATCTGTTTAACTGTGCGTTTGCCGTCCGAAAGTATCGGTGCTTTGCACTCATCACAATACTGTTCGGGTTGCATTGAATAGTATGTTCTCAATGCTTCATCAACAATTTTAAGGTCATTTGATATGTACATTGAATCAAACAAGCCTATCGGACTTTTACAGGTATCGTTACCGTCCGTTTGTGTTGCAAAAAGATACTTGCCGTCAACGACAACAGTTTTTAAAACCGTGGTAAACATTCCCTCGACCGAGATTTTTTCGTCAAGCAACTTGCCGATTGTTTTAGCTTTCTGTCTGCCGTTTTCGTCGGTTTCAATATGGCTGAGAAAATAAACAATCGTGTCATTTGGGAGAGTTTCAACCTCTTTCACAAGCTCCCAAAAATTTTTACCGATATCGGTAAACTTCTGAAAGCCTGTTTCCTTGGCTCTTCTCATATACTCGTTAGCCATGAGATACTGTGCGTCATCAACTGCAATCGACTTGCATTTCTGCTTTTTGATAAAGTCCTCAATATCTATGTAGTTGTCGGAATTGATTGAAGAAGTAAATTTTGTTCTGAACGGAAGTGATTTTCCGTTTACATTCACAAGAGCCAGTTCATTTGCTTTGAAATTTCTTAAAGAGGCAGATTTTCCGCTGCCTGAATATCCTAAAACCAATATAGGTAATCCCATAAATAACACCTCACTTAATACTTAATGACTGCTTGGCTTCCATATGTACGAAGGGGATTTCTTCGCCCTTCTTGCAGAGAGCCTTGACATCATTCTTTTTCACTTCGGGCATACTGTACTTTAAGAGGTGGTCAAGGTTGTGTTCCTCCGCCCACTCAACAAATGAAATTTCATCATCAATAACAAGGCTCGGAGCGTTCTTTTTAAGTGACATAACCGCTCTCGGCATATCAATCTTCTGTCTGCCAAGTGCCTGCATTGACTTAAACAGATAGGTTTTAAGGCTCTCCGCCTGTTTTTCTTTTTGTGACTGTCTTTTTGCAATTGCCGCCTTTTCGGCTTTAAGCATTTTAGCCTCAGCAAGAAGCTGTTTGTAGTAGATTGCAATGCTCTCAGCTTTCTCGTCAAATTCGCCCTCAATGCCCGTGAGAGTATCGAACCACGCTGTCAACATCTTGTTGCGGTATGCATCCACATTGGCAATAATGTTGCCGTCATCATCAATCGGCATTCCGTCTGCATTCGTATCAGGTTCCCATTCGTTGATAGCGTCAAACTGATTAAATAAATCCGAGTACATCTCGGTAAGCTCATAAAGTTTCATTGTTGCTCCCCCTTAAAGATTTATATTTTGTGTGGCAAGTGCATTGATAAGATGTTCAACCTTGCCTTTGAAAAATTCCTTGTCCTGTGACTGCTTAGCAAAATCGAGCATACGGACAAAGCTGTCATATGCAATTGAAAAGTATGCCTTAAAGACATCCTTGTCATCTGATGAACCGTCGGCAGTCTGAACATTTTGCAGTCTTTCTTCGTACTCCTCTTTCTGCTTACGAAGAGCCTCCTGCTTTTCGTCCTCAAGCTGTTTTCTGACGATTTTTTCATTATTGCGGTACTCCGCTTCGAGTTCGTCATAATGCTTAATGTTTTCTCTTTCCAAAGCCTTAATCGTTTCGTTAAGTCTGCGTTCATTGTCGCTCGGCTCTGCAACGGCGACTTCGATAGGACGGCTTTCAAGCTCCTGAACTTTATTCGTCAGCTTGAAATTTTTGTTCTTTTCCTCTGCAAGCTGATTTTCAATATTGCGGTAGCTTTCTTTTGAAGTGTCTGCCTGTTGCTTGTAATAGTCGGCGTCTTTCTTAGCGTTATTGAGCTGTCGGCAATAGTCAATGCTCTTGTCGGTTGCCTCCTGTTTTTCAGCTTTAAGGCTGTCAATTTCAGCCTTTAACTGCTTGACCGTTGTGTTTTCAAGGTCAAGCTTTTCGGCGATTTCAGCCTGTTCGGGTTCGCTTATGGTAGCGAGCAAAGCAAGTTTTGTAACACCTAAATGTAAACTCGAGTTTACATTTTGAGTGTTTATATTTTCGATTATCGAAATATACTTATGAGCCTGCATTCTGCTGAAACCTACCTCTGTTTCGCAATAGTCCTCAAAGTTCTGATATCCAAGCTCCTTATACAGCTTGTTGTCACGCATTGTTTTAAGTCCGTTGCACATATCCCATATGTTCTGCTGTGCAAGGTTTGCGCTGACAATTATCTTCTGATGCAGTTCAATTGCCTGCTTATGCTGTTCGCTTACTGTTATTTCTGACATTTTTTATATCCTCCAAAAATTCAGCGTATTGCTTTTCAAATTTCTTGATTTCATCCGGCTTTTTAAATCCGCTGTCACGCTCATTTTTGTAACCGTGGCACTGCATTATTTCCAATGTTTCGGGATTTACTTCAATCGTAAAAAACGGGATTTTCGGTTTATCTTTATGACGAATGAAAAGTATTATCGTGTCACCTCTTGCGTGCCGTCTTACATATCCGCCGACGCAATGCTGTAATATTCTGCCCTCTGCTATTATTTCTTCACCGCTTTTTGGGGCAAGCATTATAAGGCTGTCTGTGCTCATCAGCAACGGAGAAAGTGTCTTTGCCATTTTTGCAATCTGCTCCGTTTCTTCTTTGTTTGCATAGAAAGCAACCTTTTCAAGCGTTCTGTCGTGAGCCTCTTCAAGATGAGCCGGCATTATTTCTTCGATACCCTCGGGAAGTTTTTTGCAATTATCAAGATAATCCTTCCACAGCATTACTCTCCGATTGTTTTTGCCGTACTTCAGAATCTGTTTGTATGTAAGATTATTTTTGTGAAGTTTATCTACAGCATAAGTACTGAGCTTTGATAGCTTGCTTATGAACTCGCTTGCCATATGAATGGTCGGTTCTTCCTTTATCACACTGCGGTAAAGTTCAATTGCACTTGAATCATAATCTGCGAAAAAGTGCATATCCTCCTTACGACATCCGAGCATTTTAAGCAGATTGGTTTCTTTCCAATGAATTTTATTGAGTGAAAGTTTGCCGTCAATCAAAAGCTCTGCAATATGTTCAAAACCGCCTTTAATCAGGTATTCTGCATTATTGTGCCTTACATATATGTTCAGCCATTTGAGAATCCCTTGAACCGTATATCTGTTTGAAAGCTCATCCGCACACGAATATCTGAGATCCGTATCGGTTATTACATCGAGATTTAAAAGTACGGTTGAACCCCAGCCTGAATACAAGGTTTTTTCTGACGGACCCCAATACCACGCAAAACCTTGTGATGTAGAGGGGATAACTCCGTCTGTCTTCAGCGGATGAAATAATTTATCGTACCAGCCATATGCAAATCTTTGCATTGCGTGCTGTTCATATACATAAAGATATTCATCCGAAAAAGTATATCGGGGCATCATTTCGACAGGATTTTCATTGTACAAATCATCGGAAAATAACTGATATGCCGTTACAAATCTGATGTACAGCCTGCCGTCAACAGCAAAGCAAAAACCAAACTTGCGACTTCTTTCAAGTTTTTTTCTGCCGTAGTGCAGGGCTTTTGCTTTTACGCTTTCCTTGCAATGACCGCAGACAAATTCCTGATTATGACAAAGTCGGAGCTGTTCGCCGATGTGCCAGCTTTGACAGCTTGTGCAGAAATAGTCGCAGGTTCTTTTGCTTTTATTTTCGTAGAAAGCATACTGCGGAAAGTACATTGCTATCTGCTTTTCATGTTCATCTGTCAGGTCAGGAATCTTATTAAGCAGGCTGTCAGGATTTTTAATCATGCTGACACCTACCAATCTATAAGATTGCCGAGATCAAGAGTTACCTGATCCGTTTTCTGCTCTGCGACATTAGGTTCTTCAAGCTCGTATTCAGACATATGTATCTGCATTGTGAAAGTAACCTTTGCTCCGGGGAAAATCTTACCGACAATCTGCTGATACACATCAAGGTCGGAAACTGCAGCGGGAAGTTTCTTTCCCACTTCGTCAATCAGGTTTTCAAGGTTTTCTGCAGCCGTAACGGCTCTTGCAAATTCCTCGTTCTGCTCTGAAAATTCGCAGAGCACTTTCTTTACCGGCTCAAGAATTGCTTTAGATTTATGGTCTTTAAGATTTTTTTTGTTGCACAACTTGATTTTTCCTGTTGCAGAGGATATAATTAAATTAGGTTTATTATTCTTTGTGCTTGTGGCATTCACAGTGTCGCAGGCACTTTTTTTATTGCTCATTTCTCCACCCCCACACATTCAAAGCCGAAGGATTCGGATTCAGGCGTTTCAAGTGCTTTGAGCTTGCGTTTTAGCTCTCGGTTCTCGTGACGATAACCGCTTGACGCTGTTTTTTCAAGTGCAAGGTCTGTTCTTGCGTTTCTCAACTCAATGCCGAGATGTCTGTTCTCTGCTCTAAGGCTTTCAACATCTTTGAGTAGTTTTCTGCGTGTTGGGTAGTTTCTTAAATGACACATTTGTTACACTCCTTTCAACGGGTTTGAACCGAGAATATAATTGAGAAACGGTATTCTCGGAATACGGATAGATGTGCCGACTACAATTACATTGAATCCCAATTTTTCGGGTTCGTCCTTTGCCTGTTCACGCAATTTTTGCGGAGCAACTCCAATAGCCTTTGCGGCGTCTTCCGAGAGCAGATAGACATCACTGCTATCCATAATTTCTTTGATTTTTTTGTTCATCTGAACTGTGTCCATATAAACACCTCCCTACTTTATTTCAATTAACATCTTTTTCGATTGTGCAGTCACCTCTGTAATCGCTTTTCAGCAGATTCATAAATTCTGCGATTTCATCGGGTGTGCCTGTTATCTGCATTGTTATCACCTGCTTTCTGTTTTACCTATCTTGATTTCTACACCTAAAGCCGTTAAGAGCCTGTCGGCATTTTCAAGAGAAATACTCTTCTTTCCTTTCTCCCAATACTGAATAGCTCTTTTGGTAAAGCCTGATTTCTTAGCAAGCTCACTTTGTGAAAAGCCTTTCTGTTTCCTGCTTTTAAGCAATATTTCAGCAAATTCATTGATGTGCATTGATTTCACAGTCCTTTTGTGTTATACTATATTTAGTGGTGAACCCCAATTCACTAACTATATACAGAAAGCGAGGTGAAATTAATATGAATCATTCATCACTTAAGAAAAGTTTAATAATAGCTATGTCTTGTATCCCGGAAGTTGAAGGTTTAGAAGAAAACAACTTGATATTAACAACTTCTGCCGGAATCATTTCAGGTAAAGTGCCGTCTGAGCAGGAAATAGACGATGAAAAATCTTTGTACAGTGTTTTCTATAAGATTTGCGATAATACTAAAGAAGAATACTTTAAAAATATTTCTTCTACAGGTTCTGAACCTGTAATTGTTGGTAATGATGGTTACATAATCTTAAAAGATGTAAAAATAAGGTCAACATCGTCCAATACAATTACTCATATGCCTTTTATGGTTGTATTCTATGACCAAATCATCGGCGTTACTATTGGAAATATTAACTGATGTTACTTTTGTTTGCTGACTTTGTACTTGCAATACAAGGTCAGCAATTTCTTTTGATGTACCTTTTACTGTTATTTCCACTATATCACTCCATTCCTACGCTGTTTTCTGCTGTTCAGCAAAGTCCGTTTAATGGGACTGCGATTGTGGTATTATTGATTGTGTGGGTGTTGGTTTAGTTATTAGCTTTATCACGCTTTAAGCGTAATTCGGAGCCAAAAAAAATAAAGTCAATCGGGAAATCGTAAAGTTCACCGATTTTATGAACCATATCCCAGTCAGGAACATTAGCACCACTTTCGTAGTTTTGAAGAGTTCTTTCATTGATTTTAAGTCTTGAAGCGGCTTCTTTCTGCGAATATCCTGCATTTACTCTTGCCGCCGCAAGTGTGATTTTAGGATAATTAACTTTGGTGTTGAGCATTTCGTCACCTCCTTACAGCTCTAATAATATCACGCTAAAAGCGTAATGTCAAGCTAAAAACGAAATATTTTTAAAAATATCTTGATTTTTTTACGCTTTTAGTGTATGATTTAGATAAATAAAAGGTAGGTGTTCAATATGACAGATAACAGTGAAATGAACAAAAAGATATTCGCTAAAAATTTCAATTATTATCTTGCCATAAATAATAAAACTCAGGCTGATATTGTTTCAGACTTAAAAATCACAGCCTCAACAGTTTCAGACTGGGCAAATGCAAAGAAGTATCCACGAGTAGATAAAATGCAAATGCTTGCAGATTATTTTGGAATACTTAAATCGGATCTGACGGAAGAACACGCAACATCAAAACTTACTGATGATATAGAACTTCAGGAATACCTTGAAGAACTTAAAAACAGAAGTGAAATGCGTATGCTGTTCAGCCTTGCAAAAGGTGCTACAAAAGAAGATGTTGAAAAAGCTGTTCGTATCATTGAGGCATTGCAAAAGGATGAATGATTATTGGGCGATATTTATATTAGAGGAATCGAACTGCCGCTGACTGTAAAAGGTGTTACTGTTGTGGATTCAGACGGTAATTTCAATGTTTACATAAATATTTTATTAAGTCATGCTGTTCAGCAAAAAGCAACAAAGCACGAATTGAAACATATTAAATCAGAACACTTTTATGATTATGAGCCTGTTGTTTATAACGAACTTGAGGCTAATGCAATTTAGATAAGGAGTAGAATTATGGGATTTTTAGATACATTCAAAGGCAAACAGTATAAACAACAGTCCGAAAATCTGCAAGCTGAGCTTGACCGTTTGAAAAGCTCTTTCACTCCTGAAATGCGTAATGCAAGCAAACTTATGAAACTTACAGATAAGCTGAATGATGAAATCCGTTCGTTAAATCAGACTATATCCTACCGCAATGAAACAATTTCTTCGCTTGACAGTCAGATTTCAAGCCTGAATGACGCTATTAAATACAGACAGGACGAAATCATAAACCTTGACGGGCAAATTGAAATACAGAGTTTTGGTCTGTACACCCCAAAATATGATTTTGCTTCTTCCGATATATACAAAGACAGGCTCACGGAAATTCGCAATAAACAAAAAGCCCTCATAAAAGAGGGCAAAGCCGTAGGATTTTACAGTAACATTTATTAAAATATCACTATTATTTTTTACAATAAAGCACTTTGTTTTTTGTTGTATTTCAACAACATTTATTACAAATTTAAAATACCTATTGAATAATGTCTTGAATTTGCATATAATAAAAATGTAGTATTACTACATTAAATTTTAATTTTATTGTTAGTGTAAACTCTTGGCAGTAAACCTCCCACCATATGGGATGTGTCGACCCCAAGAGTTTTTTACATAAAGGAGAATTTTCGCATGATAAGAATTGCTATCCTTGTTGACGGTGCTTTTTATTTAAGAAGAGCAAATTATTTATGGGGAGATAAAAACCCAAAAGATAGGGCAAGAGAATTGGTTCAATATTGCAGTAGGCATTACATGAATAAAAAAACTCGCAACAGTTATTCAGAAGAAAAATACCTTTATCGCATTTTCTACTATGATTGTCTTCCTTCAACTAAGAAAGTATATCATCCCCTCACTAAAGAACAAATTGATTTATCTAAAACTGATCAGTATAAATGGTCTATGGAGTTTTTTGAGGAACTAAAATCTAAAAGAAAAGTAGCTTTTAGAAAAGGTGAACTTTTAGAAAGTACCGTTGGATACACAATTAAGCCTGAATATGTAAAGAAATTGTGCAATGGTAAACTCGCCATTACAGACCTGGAAGAAAGTCATTTCAAACTTGATATACAACAGAAAGGTGTCGATATGAAAATAGGCTTGGATATTGCATCTTTATCTTACAAAAAGCAAGTTGATCGTATTATATTAATTGCCGGTGACAGCGACTTTGTTCCTGCTGCTAAGCACGCCCGCAGAGAGGGCATTGATTTTATTTTAGACCCTATGTGGCACACGATTAAACCAAGTCTCTTTGAACATATTGACGGACTTGAAACTAAAGTAAGTCGCCCCGATTCAGAAGAACTAAAGAAAGATAAGCTATACGCTAAAAATTTAGTAAAATAAAAAATCCGCCCTACCCTGCGCCAACAGGATAGAGCGGAAACCATTACACATAGGGTGCAACGGTACTTAAACAGCAATATAATTGTACCATACTCCCTTGTGTTTTGCAAGTTTTGCAGATAAATAACACAAGGGATTTTTGCACCCTTTTTTCAAACAAAAGGAGTGTATAAAATGAAACTGCCTAACGGCTACGGCTCTGTTTATAAGCTGAGCGGAAACAGGCGCAATCCGTGGGTTGCCTGCGTGACAATAGGCTACAACAAGGAAACACGCAATCAGGAACGCAGGGTTATTGGCTACTTTCCCAACAAGCCGAAAGCCCTGAACGCTCTTGCTGATTACAATCAAAACCCGTTTGATGTTGATTCGGCAAGACGCACTTTTTCAGAAATTTATGAACTTTGGTACAAGGAGTTCATCACCGAAGACACAAATCCGAACACCAAAAGACAGTATAATGCGGCATACAAACAATGCTCAATGTTATACAATCGCAAGATGTCCGATATAAAAATCATTGATATGCAACGGGTTCTTGATAACTGCCACAACGGTTATCAATCGGTTAGGCGAATTAAAATTCTGTTGAACAAAATCTACGAATACTGCATATTTCACGATATGCTCCATAACAATCTTGCAGAAAAATTGAAAATCAATGCCAAGTCAGATGAAACAAAACGAGCACGCAGGGAGTTTTCGGAAAGCGAAATAAATCTTTTGTGGGAATACTCAAATCTTGATTCGGTAAAAATAGTGCTTATGCTGATTTATTCGGGAGTGCGTGTGTCCGAATTGCTCGACCTAAAAATTTCAAATGTAAACCTTGACGAACAGACTTTCTTTGTTGAAAGTTCAAAGACCGATTCAGGTGTACGAACCGTGCCTATAGCAGACAAAGTACTGCCGTTTTGGCAGAAATTCATCAGCGATTCTCAATGTGGATATGTTCTGAATAATACCAATGGCAAGCCGCTGAAATACGATAACTTTAAACGCAACTACTGGACACCTCTGCAAAACGATTTAGGTTTAGACCACACCATACACGAAACAAGACATACCTGCATTTCAATGCTTGTATCGGCAAATGTGAACCACACAATCATCAAAAAAATAGTCGGTCACAAATCGAAAATGGACTTGACCGAAAAGGTTTACACCCACATTAACCCCAAAGAATTGGTGAACGCAATCAACAAAATATAGTCTTATATTATCCTGAATTGTTCGTAATTATGTTCCGTAGCTTACATATAGCTAACAAAATCCCCCATTTTCCCCATTCCAATACCCCCTGCAAGTTACCTGCACCAACAGCCGTTTCTTATGCAGGGACGGCTGTTTTGTACCACATTTTCGGTCTGTTTTATGGTGATTTTCAAAATATTTGAATTAATTTTGAATAAAAAACGAAAATTATGTTGACAAATCCGAAAATATGGTATATAATAATTAAGCTGTTGTTATTAAACAACATTTCGAGGTGTAGCTCAGTTTGGTAGAGTGCTTGGTTTGGGACCAAGATGCCGCAGGTTCAAGTCCTGTCACCTCGACCAAAAAAAGGTGGTTTTTAACCACCTTTTATTTTTTGCCAAAATTACTTAAAATGC